CAAGGATGGGCGAGCCTTTGAGTGGGAGATGAGCAAGTGGGTTACCTACTTTAGAAGAATCATACGGATGAACTGAATCATCTACCACCAATAGGTAGTTGTCTGTTTTAATTAGTTTGTGTGTCATGGTTTATTTGTTTATTTCTATTAAAAGTTTGAACAGGAAAGTGCTTATCATGAATGTAACTATGAGTACAGCAGATACTGGACCATAACTATATTCGCCAAGCTTATCAAATATCCTCCTGATTAACCAACTGGATAAGTGCTGCACAGCTATAATGAATAAGCATAGAGAGATTGTTGCGATTGTTTGTGCCATAGTTTATTTGTTTAGTTTTCTTAAATCTTCATCCAATCTTTCAAGGAACGACTCCTCACCATCATCTCCTGACAGTAGCCAATCTATCCTGTGAGCATACACCTCAGCTATCCTTAAGATGTTGACAGCATCCTTGAACTTGGCAATCACCTCATCGGGGTACTTGTAGTGGTTAAGGTCTTCAGGATACTTTTTATACCATTCATCGTCATGCCAGTGCTCATCCTTGAGTTCTTGTTTAGTCTTAGGTCTGCCACTCATCTCTATCTCCTTCTCGATAGCTTCAGCGATGTAGCCTATCTTGTACTGGTCGTAGTTAAATCTTCCTCCGCTCATGTTATTTGTATTTAGGTATGTCAATATCAAACTTATAAATGCAAGTATGTTCAGAGTATTTGCTCATTTGCAATGCGTAATTCTCTTGCATTTCTTTTGATTCCGATGGGGTATTAAAACTCAAAATCGCATGTGTATTCCAACATGCACATACATAAATAGTTTTCTTAGTGCTCATAGCTACTTCTTTTACCTCTACCTTTTTTATTTCAATGTCTGTTTGTTGTGCCATAGTTTATTTGTTATAGGTTTCGTTGTAGTAAGTTTCAGAATAAAATTTAGGTGCTGAATTTATGTGATATTGATATTCATACTCTTGACCTTCATCAAATGCTTTGATTATCTGACCTTTCTCCATTCTATAGGCGTGATTATAGATTGCTACTTTACTATAGAATTTACTATGACCACTATCAAATTTTCTAATTTCTTCAATCAACCACTCTACGGCAGTCGTGTTTTCTGTTTGTTGTGTCATACTCTAATCTTTTAATTCAGAATGGATAATACTATAAACTGACATAATAAACACTGAGCCTCCACATATTAATAAAAACATCGCTCCCATCTTAGGAAAACTATATATTAGAATAGTTAATATGACTAAAATAGTTATAAATAATACTGTATACAAAGCTGCTTTTAGTTTTTTACTCATATCATTATTTTTTAGGTAGACTTTCTCTGAGTAGTTCTCTGTTCCATATGTTAGTGTTGCCTACAGCATACTGAGCAATCATGCACATTGTCCACTCAATCATCTCCTCAGATGTGAATAGCTTTTGTTTTGCTGTGTTGTAGCCAAGTTTCCAATAGTCAAGTCTTTCCAAGTTCTTTTTGAGGTCGTCAATATCTGTATCTACCATTTTGTTGGTGTCAACGATATGGTCTGTTTGTTGTGCCATAGTTATGCTTTTTCTATCTCTTGTTTTACTTCTGTCCAATACAAGTGATCGTGGATACAATTCTTAATTATCTCATCTACAGCTACAAATGCACATTCTTTAGCCAAATTCTTGCTAACTACCTTAGACATGTATTTAACTACTAAATACGCTGCTTTTTGTTTAGGGCTCATAGTTTAATTGTTTTGATTTTTACGGCGAATAACTACCTTATCTGACGTTTTATTAAACTGTTTTATGTGACTTATTGATTGCCTTTACGCATGCTTTTAGGGCATCGTATTGACCCCATGTAAGAAGTATATGCTTGTCACCATTTACATCACTGATGTGGATGTCATAGCCTTCCCCATTTGACCACTCAGTAACCTCTAGATAGTCTCCTTTTTCTTTCCTATCACCCATGGAGAATGTACAGTAGTCTTTTAGTTCTACAAATGCTGACTTTCTATTTTCTAGTTTTATATCTTTCATAATGTAATGTTATAACATAATGTGTGTTATAGTGCACATTTATGTTAGTTTTTGTCCGTTTTATAGCTCAATAATGTTCCCAAATGACGTAAGACCAAGGTCAAACTTCCCGTCATCCACACATGATCCGTTAGAGAATATGGTAGGAGACTTGCTGTACCTTGATATACCTTGATTGTGTATACCATCCATGTTGTGGATGTGACCAAACAGATGAGCCTTTGGAGGATGCTTGAATATCCACTTCATTAGAGATGAATCTCCGCACTGCTTTAACTCTCCGCCATAATCTTCTGTAAGGTCTCTTACGCCCTTTGCAGGACCGTGAGTTACAAGTATGTCCGTGTCTGTAGGTATGTGTTCCCACACCCTATTTATAGTCTCCCTAGACTTCATGAATGACCACTCACCGAATGTTGGGGTATATGGTGAACCAAATATCTTGAAGCCATCAATAGTTATCTCCTCATGCTCAAGGTATATCAGTCCACGATCAGTGAAGCTATCCTTATGGTATATCCTCCTCTCAATAGATGTGTCGTGATTCCCTGCAACGTATATCTTATACTTTACGGGTACGGTCATATACCACTCTAAGAATCCAAACACCTCAAGAGAATTCCTTGCCACGTCCCTGTAGTTAGAACAGTCTCCTGAATGTATTACCATATCAATGCCATCCCATCTGCTCCATTGGATATGCTTATGGAATCCATGCGTGTCGCTGATATGTAGTATGGTCATTTTATTTGAGATTTAATGATTTCTTCCATCCAAGACTTTTGATGTTTGTATAGAACATCTACAAGTATATTGATGTCAAACTCGATAGGTCCATACTCTTCATCTGAGCAGTCAAACCTTACCTTGTCTCCATCAAACTCCATGTATGCCTGTCTGCTATACTTGGCTTCTCCTTTGAATATTAGTGTTTTCATTTGATGAGCGTTTGAATCATTACTCCAACCTTGATACTTAACTCTTCAATAGTTCCCGAGTTTTCTATTCTATAATCAAAGTCCCATTTGTCAAGAGCAGTCTCTGATGGGTGGCTATTTACAGGCCCTAGTCCAGGTCTATCAACCCTTATAACATATCCTCCTTTGTCTTTTATAGCCTTAGCCTCATTGTGAAACCTTGTGTCAGTTATAATCCACTTGGAAGCGTCAATGTCTTGTCTTGTATCACCAATGTATCCTGAGAACTTTTCACTCTTATACTCAGACATCAGTGCATTTACCCATGCATTAGGGTGCAGTCCATCTCTTATGGCATCTGTACCTAACTTCTGTAAGAACATGCGTATTGACATCATCTCTACGAATTCAATGTCTTGAAATGGTGTTACAGCATTAAGAGGGTTGTGGCTTAATGTACTCCATTCGCTACCTAAGTATGTATTTTTAGCATCTCCATCCTCAAATAGGTGTACAGGTAATCCAGTTAGGATGCTAGCTATAGTCTTTAGCTTGCCTGCCCATTTCTTTATTACCCAACTGCTGTCCGTTTGTCTAATAATCTCACCTACAGTGTCCTTACCACTTTGTGCGTAACCATTAATTCCGATAATCATAGTGTGTGTTTTATTGGTATACAATTTTAATGTTGCCTTCTTTAATGAGGTCATGCTTTTTAGCTAAGTCTATCAGAGATTTATATACTTCCGGGTATGCTGTAACCCATCCGCTACATACTTTAATACTATGCATCAATGTACTATGCTGTTTAAGGTTTAGCATCTTATATATCTTATTCATGGTCATGCCTTCCTCATGAACAAGCATATACCTAAACCATATCTTCTCATATGAGTTCTTCTTTCTACCCTTAGAGAACAGTACACTCTTGTCTACGCCAAAGTGTTCGGCTATAGCATTAGCCCACTTGTCTACTCTTGGATCATCTGCATCTATATCAGAAGACCTATACTCATGTATGTGTACAGCCTTACCATACTTCTCATATATATATTTCTTGAAGTCTTCTACCTCAGTCCTGAATGCCATCTTTTATCTTTTGAAAGTTATTTAATAAATCTATTGCCTTGAAGTCCATGTCTTCTTGCATCCAACCTTTGCTGTTTGTAAGCATATCAATGATTAGCAATCTCATCATGTTATTCATTTTAAGATTTGCATTCCTTGATCTGTTAATCTTTTTGAATGAAGTGGACATTTTCTCTAGCTTCTCTTCGCAAGTGTTCATATGATTTGAAATTTACCATAGGGATATATATCCACTACCCTTATTAAGCCTACTTTGTACTCTGTTATCCTATAGGAATCAGATACTATAGACCTAAGTTCTTTGCTATGCTCGGGCATAGTCGTCCACTTAAGTACAGCCAAGCATGATACGTCAGAGTATTCTTCGTGTACCATCAACGCCTCACAGGCGTTCCGTAACTTCGTTAGGGAGTAGTTCATTTGCTATGTTATTATACATGTCTTTTATACCTCTCTCATAACCCTTACAAAAGCACAGCTTTATCAGACTTGGGTGTATGCCGGGTAGATCATATGTCGCATCAAAGTTGGATTTGAACTTCTCGTAAGCCATCTCCATGTCATTAGACAGTTCTGTTTTAGTCATGTGTGTTTATTTAGTGCAAGATAAGTACAAGGTGTGGATATTTCATTATGATTTATCCACAACCTTGCACATCTTATGGTTAAAGTGAGGGTCTATTCTTCCTATTGTTGAAGTCGGTACCACCGAATCTGCCACCTCCATGTACCATTTCATCATCAACAGCTATCTCGTATGATATATCTTCCCAATCTGACGCATCCATAGAGTACCTCTTGGTATCAGTAAGGACTTCGCTATAACAATACGATTCTGTATCTGAGCTGTCTGTCATACCTAGTAGCTCTAGTGCTGTCTCTACTGCAGATTCTTTGCTCATTGTGGTAATGTCATGTACTTCTTTCTCCCATACTATTAGCTTTCTATATAGTGTTACCTTCATAGTTCTACTTTTACAGTTTTAATAAAGCCTCTCATTGCGTTTGCTTCTGCTTGGTCGGGAGTATTATACAATGTGCTGTCTATCTTCAGCTTACCACCGAATACGTAAGCATTGGCGTACATTACTTTGGTCGTGTTGAGATCAAGCTTAGACTTATGCTTCTTGCCACGCCTACCATCCTTATCCCATGTAAGAACTTTCCCATCTACAGTTCCTACTTGTACTCCTAGCTCCTTAACAAATGTCAAATTGGTTACTTTCTTTCCGTTTTTTGTGAACATAATACTTGGTTTTATTGGTTTATAATACAGGCAATACGCCATTTTCTCCATAAAATAATACTCCTCCATCATTTCCCTCATCATCTGATGATAGGATGCATGAGGTCCCGTCATTAAGGAAGAAACATATAGGTCTACTATACCATCCCATGTGTTCCATTTCTTCATCATTGAGATACCTTACTTCAACGATAGTCTTACCTTGAAGGGTTTTCTTAGCTACGCCATTCCAGTAGGCTTGTAGTTCTTGTTTTGATTTTGTTTCCATATTATAATTCTGCTTGAAACGAGCACTCGCCCGTGGTGATTATTGTTTGTTCTATTTTCTTACCAAGTTCGTAGTCTGCATAGTCTTCTAGCATTGTTATTGGAAGACCTGCATCTTCTAGCATCTTATCATTGTACCCAAGGTTTTCAGCGAAGAACTTCTGAAATTTAGGTAGGTTGTCACCTAATTTCTTTTCAATAGCCATAAGTTCTTCTTGAACTTCCTCAAGGTGGTGCTCGTCAAACATATACTCGATGTAGTTGACTTCACATTCTGCATCCTTGCTAAATCTAGATGGGGCGTCGCTAGATTGTACGCCAAACCAAAACTTGCCTTCGATGTCTCCGTAGTAATACCTTCCCATAATTGTTGTTTTTAGTTATTAAAACTGTGTGATTCTTGATTCCACTTTCCATCAACCCTTGTCTCTATGGTATAGTCACCATTGTACATTCTGTTACCCCTGCTAGTTAGCCATACTCTAATATCTCCATCGTCTATCTTTAACTCATCTCCATCCCAGGATTGCTCAATAGTGTCAAGGTTGATTAAATCTGCTCTTGTGTACTCCATAATTGTTGTTTTAGTTTGATGTAAAATAAAGTTCTCCATTGTTCTTGTATACATACTCTTGCCCATTCTCTACTATGGTAACGAGTGTACCATTCCTAAGTCCATCTGAATAGAACTTGGCATGTGGATCAGGTGAGTTGTCTAAGACATTGAGGGCATTGGTTGGGTCCACTCTAGTACATCCATAGATGGGTGTATGGGTAAATGCGATTCTTACCATTGGAAAATCATTTGCCAATAGTTGTCTGTAGTAGCCTTTTGGAGGATTCATAATTGTTGTATTTGATTGTTAAAAAATATTATCTTGATGAGCGTTAGAAAGGTACAGCTGAGTGAAACCCACAGCAATGAGAACATAAGCCATCTCTAGATAGCTCATGCTCGTGGTAGTCAAAGCCGCAATTCCAACACTCTACTTTATATGTATCTGCTGTTAATGTCTTGGTATGCTTCTTGCCATCATAAGACCAACCATCCCACAAATCAGCGTTAGCATCTTTCTTGTCATAGTCACTATACCAATCATATCCATATCCCTTGCTGTAATCGTATGACTTACCATATGACTTGCTGTATGTCTTGTACTCCTTAGCAGGTGGAGTGAACTCATATACATTGGTACAGTTAGTCATTATACTATACACCATGTTGAGGCAGTTCTCTACATCGTTGAGGTTAATCATCTCATCATCCATGTGTGGATTGTAATAACCGCAGGACATATTAGCAACAGCTACACCTACGCCATTCTGTTGGAGCTGATATACATCTGTAAGACCGCCCGTAGATTCATTGTAGCCATATGATTCAATGATAGGGGATATGTCATTGTAGAAATCCTCACCATACAAATCAGAGCCGAAGATGTTGTATACAAAATCCTTGTTGCCTTTGCGGTCGCACTGCAATACAAACCTAACGTCACTGAAGAAAGACATATCTGCAACAGCACTACCCACACATCCAATCTCCTCATCTCTGAAGAAGGCAGCCTTGCAATAGTCCAGGCTTTCAAGCATTGACATTGCAATGTATATGCCTACCTTGTCATCACCGCCAATACCTGTCGGCATCATGCTCTTGATGTTGTACGCCATAGCAATGTTGTCATCGTGTACTACCATGTAGTCCGCGTCGGGTATAATGTCATGGACTGTATCGGTATGCGATACTATACATGGGTAGTAACCATCGGGGCTGATACCCTTAGTAATATAGAGGTTGCCCTCGGAATAGTCTACCTCATATCCACGTTCAAGGCACTTGTCAAAGATGTATTCAGTCATACGTTCTGTCTTGCCGGAATAGGACTGAATGTTTAGGATTTCCAAGAATTTGCTATTCATTGTTATTATTTTATATTGTTTCAATTGATTTTGTTTCTACATTGCTATACGTACCTATCAAATACCATGAGCCTGTATTATCACACAATATGCAGTCATCTGCGAGTGCATACTGACCATCCCACATAACTACAGTATCAGACTCTTCTTCCCATGTACCATCATGCAATTCTACTGCATCATCCTCATGTACGTAGTCGCCATTGGATACCTCTCTAGCGTTATTGATGTGCATCCATTCACCATCCCTTAAACATACTGCATCATCAACGTGGATGTAGTCACCCTCATACTCTGAGTATACAATCAACTCACTGTCAAGTGCATAGTGTCCCCTCCTGCTGATGTATACAGAGTCATCCTCAAGTCTATAACCGCAGTCAGTATCAATAACTCTGTCTTGGTGTACGTAGCCCTCACGATACCTACCCCCATGATCCCTATAGTCAAGGTATACTGCATCATCCTCATCAATCATGTCACCGGTAAGCATGCACTCAACCCTAGGTGATGAATCATCATACCCTCCATTAGTACAGCGTAACTCACGCCACTCACTCATGCCATTGTTCCTGTTGGATATCCTGCCTGTATCTGTACACAGGTACTGCATGGTGTCAAGGTATGGGTAGTAGTCGGGGTCGTAACAGTCACTAAGCACAGCAGTGAACTGTTGAGAATTGTTGTCGTTTACCCCATTGAATACATCAAATGAATTCCAATGACATGACTGCTGAGACTTGTACCGCATGCCATTCTCTTTGGCAAATGAGATGAACATATTCTTGATGCTATCGGCAGCGTATATGGTATCCATACACAGTCCCTTGTCAGTCTTCCATATCAATGCCCTGCCGTGTACCTTGTGATGTCCATCAAGACATACCGCCATACTTACTGTGTCGGGATTGTACACGTAGATATCAAAGTATTCTGACTCAACGTGTCTCATGCATGAGCCTGTAAGGTTACCACCTGCATCATGGCTATTTGCATTATGGTTGTAATACTCTGATATGAACTCGCCATTACATACAGCAATCTTATACACAGGATCGCTACCACCATCGCCATCTCCATTGATGCCAACATATGCTGATACATAGTTGCTAAATTTCTCATAGTGTGCATCTGATATGCACATGTGAGATACCAATTCGGGTGGGAATATCTTGCGTATTACCCTTGCAGGCTTGCCATCTTGCCTGCCATCTCTTGACCACTTGCCCTCTTCATTAACCTTATGCTCCTTGCCTGCCGGAAGGAACGAAATCATGTTACCACGCATGGTAAGGTAGTTGACCTCAGACGCTGTGTGGTTGTTGCTGTAGTGAATGATGGTCTCGCAGATACGACAATCATGCTCATTGTAAATGTCAATGACCATCTTCTTGAAAGATGTTGAAAGGATGACGTTGCTCATGTGTGTATGGTTTTTGGTTTAGAATACTTTTGCCTTAATTTTCCGTTCACGCTCCCGAAGGGCTCTGTTGATGAACCCTTTACTATACTTCTGATGAGCATCATTTGCCCACTTCATAAAAAGTATGCAAGCAATGAAGTCTGACACCACATATACCATGTAGTCAGTGTGTCCACCTATGGCCAGGAGGAGTAGAATGAAAAAAGCCATACCCGTAAGTACGACCATCGTGTCAAGGAAGTCTCTCTTTGTCATGTGCGTTGATTTAGATTGCAATTTAGCAATTATTAGTGAATAAAAATGTTAAAACGTGAGATAATTGTAGGGTAAGTGCTGTAAGCACAGCCACCCCCATGATTAGGGTTACTAGTTTGTCTGTTTTGCTCATTTGAATTGATTTTTATGTAATGCCCTGCATAGTGCTAGGATGACGTCATCTGATTCGTACATCATGTCCTCATTATAGTACATGTCTACAATCCAATTGTTTTTCTTTGTCTTGTTAGATTGAGCCCTCATAATTAATTATTTATAGATTCATCAATGGCTGATGCTATACAGCTTATTACTAAGGATGCGATAACGAATGCCCCACGCCCACCATTATCCCAATCTCTAGGGTTGGGTAGGAATGATATGAAGGCAATGATTAAGTACAAGAATATCGCCACTATGAGTAGCATTGCTATAAACTTATGCATACAACCCCCTTTCTACAGCCTGCATAGCTGTTTTAAGTTCAAACTCTCTGTACTTTGCCCATGCTTCAGCCAATCTTTCCTTAGGATCGATTGCTTCGGACAGTTCATACCACTTGGAGATCAGGACTTCAGTGGTACTTTTCTTGGCTACCACCACCTTGCCACTATAGACAAGAGTTGATGACTTTTTGATTCTAGTTCTCATTGTGTTTGTGTTCAGATGTACTGCTGTCCCCCAGGATGTGTGTGATTAAAAATGGGTATAGGGTGGGGAGTCGAACCCCACCTACGACCATCCTATACTTTTAAAAGTTATTCACGCGTGATTATTCCATTATGCAGCAACATCCCGTTGCCCATAGTATTTTACTCCCTGCTTATTCAACATCCAACACCCACTTATAGTGTAGCATGGCTTTCGCCCAGGAGGGGTCTATTACAGCTATTTGATAGCATCAGCGAACCCGTACCCGCTTATATACGTTTACCACAATGCCTTAAAACGTACGAAAATTACATGCATTTTCCTTGCATCAACATAGTTAATGCCCACTTGGATTTGTATTGCCTACAATGATGCCAATCAATTACCCACAAAGGCGAATTAGTTGTTCTCAAAAATAGTTGAACGCAACCCACCTATGGCGTAGAATAATGGATGACAATGCACCATAAATAATACCCAATATGTCAAAGATACTTTTCATCTCAGTTGAAGGACTCAGAAAGAGCCAAGGGCACAGAAAGCACCCCCCAACTTCAGCGATGATAGTTTTTGCCTAAAAAAAACTGAAAAATAAAAGAAAAAAAGAGGGGAGTTGAACCCCTCTTACCTTTCGGTAGTATAACCCTACTTTTTTGAAGCGTAACGCTTTACTAATTGTCCAATTAACCAAACAGAATATTTACCGGATTTTTCAAACTGCTTTTTTTCATAGTCTGTCCGGTAGTCTGCTAAATTCGGGAGCTGTGAAATTTCGTCTGCAGTTATGTTGTTGAATTGGCTGAAAAAATTAACCGCATCCGCAAATTTTAACCAACGCTTTAGGCAATACATATAACCGCCTGCATCCGCTTTGTGCAGTTTGTTTATTGTCTGCAAACTGCGTTGAATCTGTCCCGCAGTTACTCCCTCTGCAAGGTAAATAACTACTTTTTTACTTTCTTTGTTTGCTTTGTCAATATTTGCGGCGGCATCCTTACCGCTTACCGCTTTAGTGCTAACTGCTTTAGCTTTTGTCTTACCGCTAACCGCTTTAGACTTGCTTTGTGCTTTTGCTGTGCTTTGTGTTTTTGTGCTCATTGTTTTGAATTTTAATGTATGAATGAATAATGAATAAACAAAGTAATTTTATAGGCAATATTTCAAAGAACATAAGGCAATTTTTTATATCAGTAAAATAACTGTGCAATTAAGCAAAGTGCAGACAGCACCCATATATAACCCTATAAATAAAGAACTGCAGTAAAATTATGCATAATATTTGAAATAATATTCATAAAAGTAAAATATTATTGCAACAATGTTGCAAATATGTAAACTATTTACTATAACGTTTTCGTAAATTTATTTTGCAATATCGCAAAAATATTGTATTGGGTAGCGTTACAATTTATTGTGTAATTAATACATAGTAAAGGGAATTTTTTCCCATATGGCAAAGGATAGGGAATTTTTCAAGGTGAAAGGATAGGCAAAGGGAGCAAAGCTAAGCCATACAACTATTTCCCGATATTCCCAAAAATAAATAGTAATTTTAACAAAGGATTAACATATTACAAATGATCGTAATATGATGGGTACTCGGTTAGGGAAAGCGGTTTTCCTGGAGGAAACCTGGCGGAAAAAAAAATAGGGGACCCTTACGACATTAGATATCTCCCTTACGACATTACACATCTCACCCCTTATTTTCGCACAGTAAAAACCCTTAAATATGCACAGTTTGTATGGTATTGTTAGGTAAATGATATCCATTAATATATATAAGAAGAAAACCTCATAACTAACTGACAATCAATACTAAGATTCCCCTATTAGGGGATTGATTCCGCTGATAATGTAAAAAGTGTATATTTGGGTATGAAAAAGAAGCACGAAGAGTACCTAAATAACCCTTATAAGATTAATGGTATAGTAGAGAGGGCGTATACTACTAAGGCGGATGAGACGCTTACGGTAGACCCTGAGACCGGACAGATATATACCATGAAGAAGATTAGTCAGAATAAGATGCTACTGCATGACTCATCTGTGTACACCAAACTGTTTCAAGATACAGTACCTTCATTGATGAGTTTATCGCACCCATCCCTTAAGATATTACTATATGCTATTAGTGTGGTAAGACCACTAAGCGAATCTGTTATGTTGCACGCTCCAGACGTTTGCATGGTTTGTGGAATGGCAGAAAAAACGTTCTATAATAACCTTATGGAGCTGTTAGACAAGAGGATATTGTCAAGAAAGCTAGGGTCTTCTATAGATTTCTGGTATGACCCAAATGTGTTCTTCAATGGCAATAGGGTTAGGGTTACAGACCAAAGATTATCTAGCCTAAAAACTAGTTAATTTTGGAGGATGAAATATGAAATACCCGATGAGTTCAAACAGTTTGTAGCCCATGTTAGAAGAAGGTGTACAGTAAGCGGTATAGAGCTTGTATTGTCTCCTTCGAGGAATGTCGTCATAACAGATAGCTTCTCTACAGACTGTTCGGGGTATTTTGATGATGTAAATAAGGCTCTTGTGGTAGCCTGTGGGAAGCCTTTTAAGGAGTGGATTGAGATACTTGTACACGAATACTCCCATATGCAACAGTGGTTGAATGACGACAGGTGGTCTTATTGGACAGATTGCTGTTTAGACCTATGGTCTTGGCTTGATGGAGAGAAGATACTAAATACAGCTCAACTCAATAAGGTTATAGACGGCATGATTGAGCTAGAAAGGGACTGTGAACTGAGGGCACTTGATAATATAGTTAAGTGGAATCTGCCAATTAACAAGTCTAGGTATAAGAGGAAGGCTAACCTGTACTTATACAGCTATAGGGTATTGCCAATTATCAAAAAGTTCCCCACTGGGTTGTACGACAACAAGGATTTGATTAATATGTGCCCTACACGTATTACTAAAAATTATAATACTATACCGGATGGGGTTAGGGATTTGATTATCAAAACTTATGGATAAGTTTCTTACTTTTGTTATAAATAACGTAAATATGAAAAAGGCAATCAAAGAGTACGGCGGCAAAGAAGTTTATCCTTCAAAGGCAGCCAAAGCTAAACACGAAAAGAAAGAAAGCAAGAAGACTGAGATGAAGGAAAAAACTATGACTGGAGCTATCAGAGGATATAAACTCGCATCTAAAAAGAAATAGATGGAAGGCAATGTATCAGTAAGTGGTATCAATAGAGGTTTAATATCATCTCAGGGTATTATTAAGCCAGTGGTAGATGGATTGAGAAAACGCAAAAAATCAAATAAAGAAATGAAACAAGTTCCTAAACAGCAGCCTAAGACACAGGCTAAACCACAGACTAAGCAGGCAAATACTTATGGCGCAACAAAGGAGGATATTGAATTCTCGAAGAGGCAAGGTATTCCTTTGTCAGAAGTAATGGCTCAAGGTGGTGTAACTCCACAGTCTGTCATTAAAGAAATTAAGCAATACGGTGCTTATAGCACTAAGATTAAACCTTCTGGACTGTATAAAAAGCCAGCTAAAAAGAAATAATATGCCACAGCCTAAAAAGCCAGCAGTTAAAGCTGCTAAACTATCTCCAGCTAGAGTAAGAAAAGTAGCAGACTCTTTAATGGATGTATCCGGTAAGAAAAAAAGCGCTGCGTATACAAATCAATTAATATCAGATAGCCAAAAAAAGTATGTAGGAAGGCCTATTGACTCATTGATGAAGTCTCCTGGATGGGGTAAGATGTATAAGGAAAATAGAAGGGATGTGCTTATTTCAGTTCAAAATGGCAAGTTAGCAACTCCTATCGGCCAACCAAGTGCAGATGAAAGATCAAAAATGGCTCAGGCTCAAAGAAAGTCTGCATCAGTTGATTCCGCTAATGCTGTTAGGTATAGAAAATTGGCTGATAAAGCTACTAAAAAGAAGTAACAATGGCAAAGGCCAAAGGAACATCTGATAAAGTAAAAGTAAACTTCGGTAAGCGCAAGAAAGGCGCTGCACAGAAGTCTTTTAATAAACACGATAGGAAAGACAGAAAATACCGCAGGCCATGAGTAGTGCCGTAAAAACAAAACCAACGTTATGGAAAAGAATAGTTGCAAGTGTAAAAGCGGGCTCGAAGGGTGGAGATGCGCAGGAGTGGTCTGCCAGGAAAGCTCAATTGGCGGTAGCCTTATACAAAAAATCTGGTGGTGGATATCAAGGAAAGAAGTCAAGCTCAAATTCGTTGTCGAAATGGACGAAAGAGAAATGGACGACCTCTTCTGGGAAGCCCTCGGATGGGACGCGGCGGTATTTACCGGAGAAAGCGTGGTCAGCCCTGAGCCCAAGCCAAAGAGCCGCAACAAACCGAGCAAAAAAGCAGGGGAACCAGCAGGGAAAGCAGTTCGTAAGTCAGCCAAAAAAGATAGCCCAAGCCGTAAAAAGATTTAGATGAAACCTAAGCTGTCTGATATAGTTAAGGTGTTGAATAGAATGCAAGTGTCTGATACTGGTAAGCAAAAGTCTAATACAAAAGAACTTCCAACTGTTATAGTTAGTGATAAATCAGATTCAAGAATAAAGAGGTATAATGATAGCCTTAATCTGTATAATGCTTCTATTAGCATGGCAAAGAATATGGCTAAAGCGTTATCTAAAGGAGCATATGATACTGGTATTAGGTATGGAGAAAGCAAGTCTTCAGCTGATAAAAGGTACAAGGAAAATTTAGATTACTATACAAAACAATTGGTTGATCCAATAACAAAGGGAAGAAAGCCTAAATTTGGCGGTATTCAAAGATATACTAAACAAGTAGAAGAAACAATAAATGATAGAGAAAAAGGATACTATAAGTTTCAAAAAAACTCTAAAGACGAGCAGAGCAAATATGTAGCAGATGCATACTTAAAAGGATATGAAGCTTTGGATAAGTTAAACAAAAAGATAAAACCAGTTTCAGTTTCTATTGCATCCGAATTACCTGCTGTACCTATATATAAAAAGCCAGTACAGCCAGTTGAGTATAAGAAGCCAGAACCTAAAAAAGAAGAAAAAAAGAATGAACCAGTTAAAAAAGAACAACCTAGAACAGTTGAAAATAAACAAAACAAATACGAAGGTTCTCCTGTTTATTCACCTGGTGCAGGAAGTGGAATGCCTAGCGCATTAATTGGATTCTTGGGTAAGGGCGGTGACACTACATATATTCAACCAGAAGACTACGAAAGATTCGCTGTTCCAAAATATGGTAAAGCATTTATTGAAAGCAAAAGCAAGAAGAAATGATAGACTACAGGGGTGAAAAGTTTTCAGGGTATAACAAGCCAAAGGATGCATCAGATGGCGTTCATAAGAAGGTTGTACTTGCTAAAGAAGGTGATAAAGTAAAGATTGTAAGGTTTGGAGCAAAGGGATATTCTTCTAATTATTCCCCTGAAGCTAGAGAGCAGTATAGGAAAAGACACGCCAAAGAAGCAAATTCTTCAAAATTATCTGCTGGTTGGTGGGCTTATCACTATCTTTGGAGTAAGAGTTCGCAAGTGTACAGAAGCGGTAGGTCTTCTGGCAAGGGCGAAAGATTCAAATAAACCAAACCATATATGGAGCATCTTTACAACACGATCAAACCTGTTGGCAAGAGAGTAATTATTGCCGTGCGTTCCGGTGAAAAAGATTCACACAAGGTCATTAGAGATGACGGAACAGAAGTTGAACTATTCGTTAATACCAACTTCTCTTGGGATGGCAAGATAGCCAATCACACCCAAGGCAAACTTCTAACAGATTACAAAAACCTTAAAGCCGGAACTGATGTATTGTTCAACCATAACTCACTCACCGATGAGAATAGAATGGATATCGAGCCCGATAACCTTACCTCAATATATGCAATTGACTCACATATGCTACACTTTGGTGTAGATGGTGATAAAGTTATTTGTATAGATGGATTCATGTTAGCAGAAAGAGTATATGAAGAGGAGAAATCTTATGGTAGTATAATTCTTGCCGATAAGGTAAAGAAGGATTGCATGCTTAAAATACTTGATAAGCCAGAAAGCATAACCGATTTTGAAGTTGGTGATATAGCTGTTGTATATAAGTATTCTGATTATGAGATGCACCATAATATTGGGGGTAAAAGAACTATGTTAATCAGATTAAAATATACAGACTGTATTGGCAAATGGGAAAACTAGAAGACAAGTTAGCTCTATACGAATCTGATGGTATAGTTGGTGCATACTATGCACTCAATAGGAAGCTGAATGAGATAACATCTCTATTGAATAATAACGACCTTTCATCTCTTGACCTATCAGATAAGGATGATGGATCATGGGAAAGGGTTATGAAGCTGTTCAACAGTGTTGGAGATATAAACGAAGTACTAAAGAAGCTAAGAGTAGATAACCAATTGTCGGGCGATGAGGAAAAGGACAAGTCTCGCAGGAAGCCTATCATAGAAGAATTGTTTAAATGACGGAAAGAATAAAGCTATCTGACGACAAGGAAGTAATATACGCTGCCTACCAAAAGGCATTGTCTGCACTGCGTGTTGAAAAGTTTAGGAATAAAGCTCATATACAGGATAAGAAAGAAATTCGTAAAGAGAAGAATAAGAAGATAAATACAATGTCCTATAAACACTTCCGTATGACGCAAGTCTTATGGGGTGTAAACAAAAGGATAGAAAGGCTAAAGAATAGATATGAAGTACATCAGGCTAAGGGAAGGAGGGATGGATATAAGAAGGCAATAGCTAGGATGGATAAGCCAAACTTCAAGGCTGATAATGCATCTAGATTTATAGGGATGCTTAGTGTTATGACCGATGCTGTTGGCTTGAGCCTTCACGAATGTAGTTTCCTTATGTGGGCGAATAGATACGACTACTTTACTAAGTCAGACTTCACTAGGGATATGCAAGATACCAACGTTCCATACTACGGATGCCTAACTAAACTTAAGTCAAAGGGTATGATTATGAAGATAGAAGAGGCTAAAGAGTTTGGGAGATTTAAGTTTTGCTTAAACGCAATAGGCAAAGCTACAGCTACTAAAATAGATAAGTTCGTAAAGAAGATAAACTAATGCAGGAGTACAATATATACGGAATAACATATAAGTGTCCTGAAATACCAAAGGAGGTTGATGGTTCTCATTTTGCGAACTGCGAACAATACTTTAGGCGTACAGAGATACCGGAGTCATTTGAAGAACTTGAGTTTGACGAGGATGGTAATGCCGTATATGATGATTCACATATTGACTTTATAACTAAAGAAGTAGACAAGATTAAGAATGGTTATTGGTTCATGAATGATGGTGAGCCAACATATGTAAACGGATTGCACTATTTCTATCTAAACTATTGGACGCTAGAGAATGGAGATATGCCTGACTACAGGGATGTTGATAGGAGATACTTCTACTTCCAACAGTACTGCGAGGAGAATATGCAGTGCTATGGGATAATCAGGATTAAGAAACGTAGGGAAGGTGCAACATCTCAGGCTACTTGCTACTTAGTGTGGAAAGCCATAACACAGAAGAAGTCATTCTGTGGAGTGATATCTAAGACTGGTAAAGATGCATCAGATGCATTCATATACATGGTAATGAACGGATATAGGAATCTACCTGTATTCTTGAAACCCAGGGTTGAAGATGAGGATACAAAAACTGAACTTGTATTCAGAAAGAAGAAGGATAGGAGAAAGGCTAAGGCTAGAGATAAGGGTCAAATATATGATAGCGATAATGGTCTTGAGTCTAAGATAAATTTTAAGAACACCGCACTTAACTCATACGATTCCGGAAGGGTTAGTGCCTTGCTTATGGATGAGGCTGGTAAGTGGCCTAAAGAAGTTCCGGTTAACCAATACTGGCCAATCGTTAAAAAGACGCTAACTAGAGGTGCTATTAAGGTTGGGTTCTGCCTTATACCATCTACCGCCAATGACGCTAAGAGTGGTGGTGAGCCATACAAGCTACTGTTTGAACAATCAGACCAATTTAAGGACCCTTATACCGCTACTGGACTATACAGGTATTTTTGTCCTGCTTATGATGGATACGAGGGATTTATAGATAGGCATGGAAAATCTATTATAGATGCACCTACAGAAGCACAGGCTAAATACATAAAAGAGAGGTACGGCCTAAAGATAGATATTGGGTCAAAGGAGTATCTTTTAAAACAAAGGAGTTTATTATCTGGAGATAAGAAGGCATTGTCTGAGGAGATCCGGATGAACCCGTTTGATGAGAACGAGGCGTTCATGATTGACCAAAAGAAGTGCTACTTCAATGCAGAAAAGATATATAATCAGATAGACTTCCTTAAAGAGGAAAGAGTTCCACTGAGAAGGGTTAGGCTGATATGGAAAGATGATAAGACTGTTGATTGGGTAGATGATAAAGATGGACCGTGGAAGGTTTACAAGTTCCCTCCAAACGGAGAATCTAATAAAGTTTTAGAATCTGATGGGGTAAGGATACCCGGAAACACACATAAGTACGTATCCGGAATTGACCCTTTCAAATCATCTGTAATATCAGGAAAAGGTTCTATGGGAGCTTGTATAGTATTTGAGAGGCTTGACATGAATGACCCAAACAATACCTGCATGCCAATAGCTGAATACATAGATAGACCTAGACTAAAGTCTATGTTCCATGATGAGATGTTAAAAGCTGCTATATTTTGGGGATACAAGGCTTGTTATGAGAATGACGTAGGAGATGACTTTGTTGACTACTTTAGCAATAAGGGTTTTAAGGGGTATCTAATGAAGACCCCTGAATCTGCCATAGACAGGAATAGGAAAAGGACTGTATCTAAGTTTGGGGTTACTTCCGGAGACTCATTTGCCCTTGCAAGGCAACTTGATACCTGTATAACATATATAGAGAACCACTGTGAAAAGGTAGTATTTAGCGAACTGCTTGAGGAGTTGCTTCAATATGACCACGAAAACAGGACCGTTTACGACAGAAGTGTCGCTTTTATGATAAGTTTATTATCTGGCGTATCTTTGGAAAGTAAGCGTATAGATAAGGTTGCGACCTCTATACCCTTGAGGACGTATAAACTAACAACATAATTTGTACTTTTGCTTTAGATTATGGCAAATACTAACAAGGAAATATTGAATTTCCACCTCGGAACAATTAAGTCTAAGAGAGATGAGAAGGAGGGATTGAAAATCTCCAAGTATCTTGAAAAGGCTTTTAATAGCGGATATTTTAGCAAACGTAACAAGAAGTTCGACAAGAACAGGAAGTTTGCTAGAGGCAGGCAACCAATGGCTGAGTTCCTTGACCTTCTCAATGTAGACGGGAAAGAGGCATTTGTAAACCTCGACATGAAGGCTCCAGCCATTGCACCAAAGTTCATTCAGGTTATGATTGGTGGATTTATGAAGCGTGAGGAAAAAGTTAGGGTATCTGCCATTGACCCCATTTCCACAAACAGAAAGAAGTACGAAAGAGAAGAGGCTGAGTTTAGGATGAACTTCGGAGACGAGGTTAGGGAGGTTGAAGAAGCTGCTGGTTTGAAACTTATACCAGATAACGCATATACCCCAGAAGATTATGAAGAGCTAGATTTATTCTTTGGTGGTCAATATCAGCTCCCAGAAGAGATTATGTTTGAGAAGGGCATTACAGCTGTTCTTGATACTAGTGGATGGGATGTAATAAAGAGGAAACTACTTGAAGATATGATTGAAGTTGGATTAGCTTGTACAAAAGTTACCGCTTCAAGAGATGGCAAAATTACAATCAGAAGGGTAATACCTGAGAACCTTATTTATTCCTACTCTGACTATGACGACTTTAGAGATATGTCGTTTATCGGAGAAGTAATAGCAATGAAGATATCTGACTTGAGGGAAATGTATCCAAATATGGATGAAGAGAAATTCTTTAAGATATCTCAGAAGTCTAAGAACTATACATCATCCGTAAAGTGGGAAGAGAAGTTTAGGTACAACGTAGACAGGCCGTATGATGATTGGACAGTTGATGTGCTTGACTTTGAGATCAGGACTGTTGATTCTATGATTTATCAGGCAAGAATAAACAAGTTTGGTAATCTTATAGTAGAGAAGAAAGAGAAGGAACCGCAAAAGGTTGGTGATAATAAAGAGATTATACGCAAGACCATGAAGGTTAATTATCATGGTGTTTACGTAATGAATTCAGATATCATGCTTGAGTGGGGTATTGCTAAGAATATGATTAAGCCTTCAATTGCGAAGGAGTTATCTGATGTGTTCTTTAGCTACAGCCTATATATGCACGAGAACCTTGACCTAGAGAATATGGCTATCCCTGAAAGGATGGAGACATCTATTAGGCAAATGACTCTTGCTCACCTGAAGATACAGCAACTTGTAGCAAAGCTCCGACCTTCTGGACTTATTATTGATATTGACGCATTGTCTGATATCAGTCTTGGTCAAGGTAAGAATGTCACTCCTATGGAGATTCAGCAGATTTACGACCAAACAGGTAACATATATTACAGAAGGAAAAGTGAAGATGGAGACCAAAGTAATGGTGTACCTATTTCAGAAGCTCCAAACAGTGGAAGTATAGGACAGATACAAGAACTGATTACTGTATACAACCATTACCTAACTAGACTTAGGGATGAGATTGGCGTTAATGAATATCGTGAGGGAGCATCTGTTAATCCTAAATTGGGTCTTGGTGTTCAGAGGTCGCAAGTTGAGGCCTCAAATAATGCTACAGATTTTATATATGACGGGTATCTGAATCTGTATAAGCAGACATCATTTAAGTCGGCTTTGCTGCTTTATGATTCAGTTTTGTACGGTGGTCAGCAGTACAGGGATTTTATTTCTGATGCAGAAGTTAAGGATAAGCAGTTTGATGTAATTGTTGAAGTCCTGCCAGATGAGGCAGAAAAGCAATTCTTAAATAGCATGATTCAGACAGCAATATCTGCAAATGCTATTGAGTTTGAAGATGCCTTTAAGGTAAAGAATATCAAGAACTATAAGCTAGCTGAGATGTATCTGTCTAAGGCTAAACGGAAGAAGATGAGGGATGATATGCAGAAAGCCCAACAGAATTCTGAAATGAACGCCCAATCTCAACAGCAATCAATCATGGCTAAAGCTCAGGCTGATTCACAGCTACAGCAAATACAAGCACAAAGCAAGATAGCTATAACAGATGCTGAGGCAAAAATGAAGAGTGATATCTCTAGGCAGGAGTTTATCCAATTGGCTTTGATGAAATCATTTGAGCTAGATAGGGAATTGCCTGATGAGATACAGAGCATAGTTGACCAATACTTCCAAGAAAAAGAAGAAGAGAAGGCTCAACAGATGATGGCTCAACAAGAGGCTCAACAGCAGCAAATGATGCAGCAAGAGCAAGGTCAGCAAGAGGAAATGCAATAATGCATATATTTGTAAAAATAAACCAACCATGTCAGAAGCACAATTCAATCCATTTGACACCTCATCTTATTCGAATACTCCAACGGAGGCTCCGCAAGAAGTAGAGGTAACTACCGAAGTAGCACAAGAAGCGCCAGCAGAAGAATTATCAAAAGTTGAAAATAATGCAAGTTTTGATACTGCCGTAGAACTTCCTCAGAACGTAACAGAAGAGGTTAGTAATGAGGAACCATCAACGTTTAGCTTTGAGTGGCCAAACGAAGTATCTAAGGATATTTACGATAAACTTGTAAGTGGTAACATATCTGATTTAGCTGATATGATCTACGAGCAAAAAGTTCTTTCAAGTATTGACACATTAGGAGAGGCGGATATTCTAAAGCTAAAAATGGCTTATGAATACCCAGACCTTACTCCACAGGAAATTGAAGAAGAGTTCAACAGCAGATTCAGTATTGATGACGATGTTGATACTTCTATGATGACTGATGAGGAAATAGCTTCTCATAATAAAAGAATAGAGAAGCAGACAAAAGCAATCTCAAGGGAGATGAAGAAAGAGGTTAGAGAGGCAAAGGATTACCTTGAGAGTTTAAAACAGGATATTTCGTTTCCAGATATATTAAGTCAAGTTCAGAACACTCAGACGCAAATAACGCCTGACCAAGTATTGAACGATTACTTCACACAGCAGGAGCAGGAACAGAATCAGGCTTACGCACAAGCTAGACAAGCTTATGTTAGTAGCCTTGAGGATGGTCTCAAATCCTTTGACGGGTTCAGTGTCAATTACAAGGACGAGGATGTCCAGTTTGACGGAAAGTATAACCTAACTCCGGACGAAAAGGTTAATCTTTCAAGTACTCTCAAAGAATTTGATCTAGAAGAGTTTTATGGCAATCGTTATTTCAAGGAAGGAAGATACGATTCAAAACAACTCGCAGAAGATGTATATTTCTTGCAAAACAGAGATAAGGTGGTAAACTCACTTGTGACACAGGCTGTGTCTAAAGCGAAGTCAGACCTACTTAAATCAATGAAGAATATCGATTTCAATGACTCACCAAGGGTTGCTGCGTCTTCAGGTTCTAACGATGATTATAGTGCGATGGTATCGAAATTGTATAGTATCTAATAATAACAATTTAAAATAAATTACAATGCCAGTATTACAACCAGGTAATGTGATGCAAACAGGAATCCAAAGGTCATTTATGTCTGACCTTTCTATCCTGAAGCCTCAATACTACCCACAGTTTATTGACAAGTATGGTTCTCAGAACTATGCTCAACTTTTGGAAGCTCTCGGAATGAAAGCTACCGTTCCTTCTAGGGAATTTTTCCATTTTGAATCTCGTGGTAAACTTCATTCAGCTGTACAGCTTGATGGTGGTGCTATCGCAGATGTTGCTGCAGGTGCAGAGGTAACTCTTGCTATCTCTAGTGCATTTGTTACAGGTGGTAAAAGCCCTCTCCGTGTAGGTGAAGTAGTTGAAAACGCTGCAACTGGAGTTCAGTACAAAATCACTGTTGTGACTTCTGCTACTGCATTCAAGATGAAGCCTTTGGATTCAACTGTTGACCCTAACACAGATCTTGGTGCTGCTTCTACAGCTCATTTGTTGTTCCGTGGTGTAACTGAAGCCGGTGAAGCTTCTACCAAGTTCAATACTCTTGCAGGACTTACCGAAAGGAAGACATTCTATACAACTGAAATCCGTGAAGACTTCACCATTAGCGATCGTGCTAAGATTGAAGAACTTTACTTTGAAGTTAATGGTCAGTCTTACTACACTTACAAAGGACTTGATGAGTCTGTTCGTAGGTTTATGAACAACAAAGAGTTCAAACTCATGTTCGGTAAGCCTTCTAGCGATGCTCAAATTGGTAGTACAGGTACTACAGGTTTGATTCCTCAGATTGAAGCTGGTGGTCAAACTTATAACTGGAACTCTGGCGGTTTCAACATCGCTGACTTCCATGCTCTTGCTCGTCTTGCTGACTTCAATGGTGGTGCTCAAGAATATCATTTCTTGATGGACAGCTATTTGAGGAGTGCAGTTGATGATGCATTGTTTAGCAATTATGGCAATGGTGCAATTTTGTGGGCATCTGTTGGTGGAGCATCTGAAGTTGCTGTTAAATATGGCTTTGATTCATTGAAGATTGATGGTATTACCTTCCACTTGAAGAAATATCTTCCTTTCAATGCTGAAGCTGTATACGGTGTAGCTCCTTCTACTGAGTACTACAAGAACAGCGGTGTTCTCATCCCGATGAAGGATGGCCGTGATGCTCAAACTGGTGACAAAGTTCCTTCTCTCCGTATCGTTTATAACGAAGTTGAGCCTGGAAAAGAAATCAAGGTTTGGGAAACTGGTGCTTTGGCTAAAGTACCTACAAGCGACAAAATGGAACTTAACGTACACCACATGGCGTACTGCGGTATCCAAGTATTTGCCGCTAACCAGTATATCGCAGTTAAATACTAATTTAGATATATTGAAAACTGAGACCCCTCCTAGCGAGGGGTTTCTTTTTTATGTATATTTGTCGTAATCAAAATCTTAAACCATGGCAAAAGTCACGAAAAAAACAATTGACGAAAATGGCAACTTAGTTGATGCCGTATCTACAGTAGAAGAGCACTCATTAGTATCTGATATTGTAATAGAATCCCCAAAGAAAAAGAAAGCACCTACAGAATACGTGTTCCAACTTACTGGAAAGTTCTACTCAAATAGTGTTTATAGCCAATACCCTGAGAATTATATGCTTAGGAATACAGATATAATCTATGATGAGGAGACTGGTACAGAAAGGAATATCAGATACCTAGAAGGCGTAAGCACCATCTGGGAAGAAGAGCAGAATCACTTGTCCGATTTCAAGAAGAACCAAAGGCCAGACATTAGGTTTGTCAAAGGATTCTTAAGGGTTCCGGCTAATAAGCCTTCTCTATATGAATTCTTGACCAAGAGTAATATGTTTGATAAGAAGTCAAATAGGATGTCCGGATCTAGGGCTGTATACACTATGCTTGACTTTGAGGCACAAGAAGAGAAGGAAATAGTAAAGACAGAAAGGAGAATGGAAGCAATGAAGATTGCTATGGACGCTCCCGATGAAGTGATGATTCCTCACGCAAAGTATCTTGGAGTTAAGTTTGTAAACTCTTATGGGGTTGAAAGGGGTAATAGGGCAATCAAGATGGACTACATTGGATTCGCTGACAGAAACCCAGAGACATTCATTAAGACATACAATAACCCTCTTGTGAAAGTGCAATATCTTGTATCAAAGGCTATTCAGACAAATATCATAGATATCAGCTCTATGAAGGGTCAGGCATCATGGGGTGATACTAAGAAATTTATTGCTCAGATTCCCGATAACAAAGACGCTTTAACGTTTCTGTCAGAGTACAGTTTAACTGAAAAAGGAAAGGATTTTTACGCACAGCTTAAGACGCTTGGCGAATAACATAGCTTCGTGTTAGTTATGGTTTGATTGGTTCTCCCGGTAGGTCTCTACTGGGAGATTTTGTTTTATATTTGCATTATGAATATTAATGAGGTATACAAAATTGTAACCTACCTTGTAGACAAATACCAAGGTACATATGTCTCTCCTGATGATTTCAATATGATAATCAACATGGCGCAGAGGCAATATCTTAACTATATGACAGAGGATGGCTCTGGTCATATGGGTATGAGACTTGGAAGAAAGTCAGGTACACTGATTACAACTCCTGTAGTAGAATCATTAGCTACTTTTATAAAGGAAGCTACTCTTTCCGTTACATCTCAAATCGCTACTCAGCCATCAGATTTGTATACTACAGTATCTGTTAGGACGTCAAATGACTTGAAAGGTATTAGACGGGTTACTGAAGATAAGTTGGCTGAGGTACTTAGTGACCCAATTGATCCTCCAACAGTAACAGATCCGGTATATACTGAAATTGCTAATACATATAAGATATACCCAAGCTCAGTAACTTCAATTAGAATTGGATATATAAAGAATCCAAACACTATGGTGTGGGCTTATAAGGTTATTAGCGGACAACCAGTTTACCAAGAAGCTGCTGATCCTGCAGCAATTCCTACTACGGGAAGTGTTCAGCCAGAATGGGGTGATAAGGATATGGAAGATATTATATACAGGGCTATTGGTATTATAGGAATTAGCTTGAAGGATGGAGATTTGCAGAGGGCTGCTCAAACAGTTAAAAACCAAGGCGAATAATGACTAGGAACGAACTTATAGCACAGATAAGAAGAATGTATTATGGTGGAGTACCAGACGAAGGTGCAAGTCTAAGGCCTTTAGAGGTAAACCAATACATCAGCCAGGCTTTGGCGTATGTTGCCAAAATTAACTATACCGATTCAATAAAACTTGATGGTGTTGAGACTGTTAGTGATGCCTTCTATTCTACATTTAAGAACTTAACTCTTACATTAGATTCCGATACAGGATATTGGTATGCAACATTGCCACATCCTCCTTTGGGTCTGTCTAGAGGTTATGGTATATCTTCTGTTACATTCCCGGTAAGTACTGGTATGGCAAAAGCTCCAATTCCAATTTCTCCAAGAGAGATTGATTTGATAGATAACATGAAGAAACCACCTAGTAAGATATTTTATTGGGCTGAAGGAGATAAGTTATATTTCAAAAGTCCTTATTACAACCTGAATGGAAAGCTACCAATTATAAGGATGGTTAGCCATGAGAATTCAGACTTGAATGCGGAGCTGAATGTGCCAGGTGAATATATTGCAGATATAATAACTTGGGTGATGAGTCAATTGAATATAAGGAAACAAATGCCAGTAGATTCTATTAAAGACGGTTTAGATAAAATATAACATAAATGGCAAAAGATACAGCACAGTGGATAGAGTTATCTGAGATTATCTATCAATATATAGACCAAGCTAAACTTACAAGTGCTGAGTATAGAAGGCTATGGCCTATTGGCGTAAGGGGTGTAGAAGAGATTGGGTACGATGTCCATATGGAGCCAAAGACAGAAAAGTTGATTGTAAACGCCAACAAGACTGTTACATTACCTACTAACTATATTGGATTCTCAAAGGTTGGTGTTCTTAATGCAAAAGGCGAAGTGGCTACATTAAGAAGAAATAGCAACTTAACTGAATACAAGATAGACCAATCTAATAGACTTCAATTCAATACAGATAATACTGTAGGGAATACATATAGGCTTCAGGATTTGGCGTATGTAAACTACTTTGACGGAGCTAGGTATGCTAATATATTTGGAGCAGGTGCTGCATTAAATAGTCAGGGTCAGTTTGACATATCAGAAACAGAAGGATTGATATACCTTGACAATGAGTTTGCCTATGATTACGTAATACTTGAATACTTCTCATCACCATCTGATGATGTAAATTTCAAGATACCTATACAGGTTAGGGATGCAGTACTTTCGTATCTTGCATGGAAAGATATTGAATTACTACCTACTGGAAGAAGAGTAACTCTTGGGGATAAGCAAATGAGGAGAAAGGAGTATTACAACCAAAAGAGACTTGCTAAAATGAGGGTAAATCCTGTTACTCCATGGGATGCCAACGAACAGATAAGATTGAGTCAGAAACTTGTAGCAAAATCATAATATGAAGATTGAACGCAAACAGTTATCCGGTGTAATGAATCTAGATGACACCAATGATGTTATTCCTAGTGGTCATCACAAGGAGGCTAGGAATATAGTATTTAGGGGAAGTCAAGGCGGTCTTTCTGCTCAAAATATTTTAGGTAATAGAAATATAGCAACATCATTACCTGCCGGAACCAATAGTTGTATCGGATCATATTATGACTCTCAAAAGCAAAGGTTATTTTATTTCAATTATAACTCTAACGGAAATCACGGCATTTACATATACAATACAATACCAAAAACGATTCAGGTATTGTTTCTCAATAATACGCATAGCGATACTGATGTTCTTGGGTTCAATATAAACAACCCAATTACATCTATTAATATCATGTATAATGACGCATACAAGTCATCTTTGGACTTGGATGGAGATGTGCTTTATTGGGTGGATTCTCTTGGTAGGCCATCTAAGTTAAATATTGATAGAAAACTTGCTGGTGTATATACATCATACAAAAGGTCATATCTTGATGTAGCAAAAGCACCTCCATCAATGCCTATAAAATGCGCTTACGAATATGATAATAATGTAACAAACAATAACCTCAGAAATTCGCTGTTCCAATTTATATATAGGTGGGTTTATGATGATGGAGAAAAGTCTGTATGGAGCACAGGAAGTATGGTTCCTCTTCCTTGGATTCCATTTATGGAAGAAATATCTAGATTCCCAAATAGTAACTCTAGGATTAATCTGTTTATGTCTACAGGAGATGAGACAGTAAAAAAGATAGAACTAGCTGTCAGGAAGTGCTCAGATGGGGTTACATCTGATTACGAACTAATTACATCTTTAAATAAAAAGGATACTAGTTTATCGATACCAAATAATAGTGTATATAGTTATTTGTTTTACAACAATGTATCTTTAATACCAATAGATAAGGCAGAGCAGATATCATTATTTGACTATGTACCACAGAAAGCAAACGCCCAGGAATTACTAAATGGCAATACTCTTGTTTATGGAGGAATTACAGAAGGCTATGATAACATTAGCAATGTAAATGCTACCCTTACTTCAAACACAACAACTCAGGACTTTTCTGAAGTTCCTGGTGCGATATTTTTTGCACAGCAAAATGGAGTATCTTCTTATGGAGGAACAAGCTCAATAGATATATTCCTTACTGGTATGGGAGGAAACGATGTTGTAACAAACATCCCCGTATCTCTTCCGTCAGTTGGATATGGAGATTTCTATATTAAGCTTAGGAATTCAGCTGGAAATTTATTTACAATATTCTTTGATTCTACAACATCAGATACAATAGCAACTATACTTTCTGGATTGCAGGCAGATGCCATACTACAAGGCTTTTCTGCAACTATTTCTGGAAATAAGCTTACAATATCTGATACTAACACATTGAATCTAGAGTCTGCGTATATGATAAATAGTTTATCAGCTATATCATACTCAACAACTAAACAACATAACGCACTATACGTACATCAAGGAAATTCTAACTATAGATATGGTATTGTATATTATGACGACAAGGGAAGGACAAATGGTGTAATAACCTCTGATGGATTAAAGATTACTACTCCCAAATGGACAGGAAGTACTCTTTATCCTTTTGTTCAAATATCAATATCACATCAACCTCCATTATGGGCTACATACTACAATATAGTAAGAACAGACAATCTTACATATGATAAAAATATATTCTGGGTATCTAATAGAGCATTTACTAAACTGACAACAAGAGCAACGTCTTCAACTGATTTCTCTGTATCTTATATAGGTATAAGTAATATGATACAATATAATGAGGATATTCAGTCTACGTCAGGATATGTTGGTTATGATTTTGCTGCAGGAGATAGGATAAGATTCACTGAAAGAGTTAGCGCAGATGGAACAATAGTTAGCCTTTCCGATAACCTAGATTTTGAAATAATTGGAGTTGAATCTAATCCAAACATAAACGGGTATGTTGCCGAAGGAACTTATGTAAAGATTAAATATCCATCAGTTGCTATAAATGCAAACTTTAAACTATTAGAACCTGATCCTGTTGTATATGCAGGAACTGCTACTGCAGTAGAGGATTTCCAGAACTATAAAATACAGATTTATAGTTATAAAAAACCATCAGCTAGCATTGATGTTTACTATGAGATAGGACAGCAATATGCTGTATCACAGCCAGGAACTATAAATAGATACCATGTAGGTCAGAGTCAATCTCAAACAGCTTCTTTACCTGCCTTAGTGTATCTTACAAGTGGAGATGAGTTTTTTAGATATAGGAACATACCTATAGGAGCAAATTATTCATTTACTGCTGGTCAATATGGACAAGGCGATAGTTTTGGAGCATATGCTGGAAGATATAGGAATATAAATGTAAACGTATGGGGAAATGATAATACTACTAAAACGATATCTAACTCTATATATGAAATAAAGTCTCAAGTACTTGGTGGTAGTACAACAAGTTTGCTCGCTATTGAATACCCAAACTTCATAACACCTGATTGCCTATTCAGAAACAAAAGCGGTATCACTCAGACTGTAAGAGTTATTGGTAAAATACCAGTATCAACTGTTACTTCAAATGCGAATTATATTGCAATACACGCAAAGGTTGTATTGAATTCAACTACAGCTGCAATATATCCTGTTCTTAAAAGAATTGCAGTAACAGAAGCTAATAGGCAGTATGAGTTTGAATTTGATGCTAAAATAACTGTTCCTGCTGGTGCTAAGTTGTTTCTAATGACGGAAACTCATGATGATGTTGGATTTAAGATAAATGTTGGTGCATTTGATCTAAAGTTAGATGTAGTAAATAATACGCAAATAGCAATAATAGAGAAAAGTTTTAGTGACATAAATAAGATTGAGATAAACGCTAAATCAAGACCTGTAGTGTTTGATGAAAATGCTAAATATTCTTACTACCCTACACTTGTTAGATTCGGGTTACAAAAAGAAGCGGGCACTGATGTAAACAACTCTAATAGATTTAGCTCTACAAACATGGACGAGTATGATAGGGAGAAGGGTGATATAGTTAGATTTAAGGTTCGAGGCAGTAAGATGAGGGTATTCCAAAAGAGAGCCTGTGGAATGGTTGGTGTACTTGAGAATATGATTTATAATGCGGATGGCAATAGCAATCTAATCCAGACTAATAAATTATTAAATCAAATACACTATTATCAAGGTGAGTATGGTATAGGAAACCTTCCTACTAGCCTTGCTTCTTCTGCTAGGGCTGACTACTTTGTTGATCCTATAAGGGGTTATCAACTCAGGTTAAGCGATGATGGACTTACTCCAATATCAAGTCTGTACAAATCACAATTCTATATTACATCATTAGCAAATAAGTACATAACCAATACCGCAGGTACTTTGGGTGGATACGCTAAGGTCCTAGGGGTATATGACTTCTATGAGGAGGAATATATATCTGTATTCCAAGGATACTCTGGTCAGGCAAATACTACGCTTGGATTTAGTGAACTAAGAAACAGTTATACTTCATTCTACGACTACGCTCCGGAATGGGTAACATCAACAGAGGGTTCTCTTGTATCATTTAGAAATGGACAGCTATACGTTCACGACAGTAATACTTATTGTAACTTCTACGGAACCCAGTATAAGCCTTCTATTAAGTTGGTTTTCAATGATATACAGAACATCAAAAAGAGGTATAATACTATAAGTATGCTGTGTAATAAGAAGTGGGTCCCTGATACCAACGGAGATATAACAACTAACCTTGGTCAAAGTTCAAGCCTACAAGAAGCTGACTTTATATACAAGGACGACAAGCTTCATGCTTCATTCAAGAGGGATGCAAATAGCAGTGGTGGACTTATTAATGGTAATGTACTGAAGGGCAACTGGGCGCAGATAAACTTAAAGCCAGTTAATGGTAATGAATTCGTAAATTTGTTTTATATAGAACTTAATATTTTAGAACCTTTTTATAATAGATAATCATGGCAAACGGTAAGAAATTTTTAGATACAGGACTTGGCAAAGCTTCGGTTATTGCAGCAACAGGAGGATTGGGTGGATTGTTCCTATTGGGTAGAGGCATAGCAAAAAAATATAAAGAGGCAAATACTGGTATCAAGCAGCAGGTGTCTGCTCTAGAAAGACAAGAAATTGCTCCTGAAATACTACAAGCAAATCAAGAAGCCCAGATGATGAAGAATCAAGGGTTATCATCTTCCGCTCTTGGATTGTTTAAACAACAGTCAGACAGAGCTCAAAGTGCTGCATTTTCCCAATTAGGTGGCAGGCGTTCAGCTTTGGCAGGAGCAGGATCTATTATGGAAGCTGCTAATACTGCTGGTCTTAAGTTAGCAAACTTAGAACAAGAAGCTAGAGAAAGGAATAGACAGCAAGCTATGTCTTCTGCAATGGGGCTAGGTCAGCAAAAAATGGGACTTCAGAAATATAAGCAAGAAGGTCTATTTAATTACTACATGGGCAAGAAGCAAGCTCTAAACGCACAGATGTCTAATTTAGCTAAAGCTGGTATGAGAATTGGTGCAGCTGTAGCGACTGGTGGAGCATCAGAGGCAGTTGGAGGATTTGTTAAAAAGAAAGGAGAATAATAAAACAATCAAATGGCATACGAATATAGACTACCACCGATAGACATTGACGGAGCAATTAAGGCTGTACAGGATAATGCCTTCAGGCAAGAACAGCTTAGGTTGAAGTATGAGGAATCTATGAATAAGTCCATAGACGACCAGCAAAAGCTATATAACGGGAAGGTTAGAAAGCAGGACGTTGCTGAGTTTGATGGAAAGTTTGCCGTATATGCTGACGCTCAAAAGAGGTATCAGGCACTTAATAGAAGAGGTGGTAGAGGTGGAGACCTTACTGCAGCAAAAGTTTTGGCTGATGAGGCAAGAGCTGATATGTTGTCATATGTTGGAGACTCTACCGGACTAGGACAAATGCAAATCGGTGTTGGTAAAATATTTAAAGACCCAACAAAAATAGTTAATACAAAAAAGTATACAGACGTTTATACAGATTTAAGCTCATTGACTACAGGTGAGCTTAAGCAGAAGTATGGTAGTCTTGATAAGATACCTACAGACTTTGAATTTAAGCAGGAGGATTATGGTCCCGACAAGGTTATGAAGTTTTCAAATTCACTAAAGTCAGTACTTCCGGTAAGTGCTCAAAGTAGCTTGAGTAGAGCTATACCTGCTATAGACCCTAATACTGGCAAGCAGAAAATGTCTAGGGTAACTATATCTGCATTGGGTAAAAGCAAAGTTATAGATGTTCCTCTTAATGTAATTAAATCTGGAATAGACCCTATCACTACCTTAAATTCTGTAATAACAGCTGGTTCCCAAGATCAGGATACCGTTGATTACATGAAGGCATTGCAAAGGGACCTATATAAAAACGCAGAAGATTCCTCTAACCCTCAAGTGCAGCAAGAAGCTCAAAACACGATTAAGAGGACTATGGATATGTTTGGCATAAAGGATAAGGCTAACATTAATCAATTTCACTTATTTGCGGCAAACTATGTAGACCAAAATAGAATGGGAGACATAGAGATTGAAGATTGGAACAAGTTAGAAGATTATATAAGCTTATTTCAGAAAGATAATGCTCTTAAGCTAGATGATCTTCAAATGAAGAAGTTGAAAAAAGATATAACTGACCCAAGCTCCGGCACTAGCCTTAAAGTACTAGGACAGTTGCTGTCTGTTTACCAAAAGGCAGCAGCAACAGGGCTTACTAATGTCAAAGATTGGCAGGAAACATTTATAAGGGTATTTAGGGAGAATGGACTTCCAATGGATAAAGAAACTATAATTAAGGCTAGCGCTGGACAGTTTGGACAGGCACAATCTGCTATTGATCTATTGTTTCCCGGAAGAGTTCCTTCAGCCGATGAAAGATAATAAATACACCTATATATCTTAACTTTGGGGCATGTCTCTATCAAGAAATACCACAGACGATAAGAAGCCTATACCAAGAGCTAGGCTAGTAGAATTATTGACTCCCGGAAAGAAACCAACTATACAGGCTGATGCTCCTAGTCTTAAAGGAGTTAGCGTTACGGGTAAAAGAGTTGAATCTCCAAAGGAGATAAAGCCATCAATACAGTCATCAACAGCTGTTGTTAAAACTATAGTTCCTGCAGAATACGAAAGTGTAGACCAAAGAAAGGCTATAGCTATGGATAATACCATAGAAAAGATGGCTACAGCTGATGGGTATGCAGCTCCTGCTAAAGGAACATCTCTTTATAATAACTATAAGACTCAGATAGACTTTGCTAAAGATAAATTAGTTATTGAAAAAGATGAGAACGGTAAGCCGATGTATGGAACTCAAAAACCTTTTTGGGAGTCTTTACAAACGGCAATAACCCAATATCAAAATAGTGTTGCATCTGGTTCTGCATATATAGACTCAGATGATGAAACAAATAGGAGGTTCCTAGAAAACAAAAGATATAAGTCTACATTAAAGCCTGGAATTCCAAAGTTTGAGAGCACTGCTGGTGCTATAGCAGGCGGATTATTTGACCCTATAGTTACAAGTACAGTAATAGGATTACCAACAGCTGCGGCTAGTATGCTTGGTGTACCAGGAGCTGCCCAAATGGGTGCTGGACTTATGGCAGGAACTGTTGGGTATGATATGGTGAAGTCCAAATATGGCACATCTTTAGAGGAGAATTACTTTCTTGCTAGAGAGCAAGGGATGCCTATCAATGAAGCATATGAAAAAGCTAAAACAGTTGCAACTAAGGCAGCAGGTGTAGAGAGTATAGTTCAGGTTGGTTTTGCGGGAATGGGAGCAATAGGTCAAGCACCTAAAGCATTGCTTGGAGCTGTACAACCTACACAAAGAGTATCAAGGATATTATCCGCTACTCCTAAAAAGGATGCACTAAAAGTATTTGCTAAAGGATTCGGAGAGAATCTTAGATCTGCCGTTGGATTGGGAGGATTAGTTGGAGCAGGACAAGCTGTAGTTGATAATGCATCAGAGCAAGAAGGTATACACGTAGCTAATAAAGAGGAAAGAGCTATAGAGGGTGCTGGTCATATGGTAGCTATGGATTTAGCCATCAAAATGATAATGCATTCCCCTGGAACTATATCTAAGAGTGCAAAATCATTTGCTAAAGGACTATTATCTTCAGACGAGAAGCTGACGTCCGACTTTATTGCAGAGATGGAAGCAGCAGGCCAATATGAAAAGGGCACAAAAACAGCTGTAATGGCTGAGGTAAAGAAGTATAGTGAAGCCGCTAAGAAGACTCCTGATTTCCTTGGAGATGGAGTTAAGAAGAATATAGCTACAGGATTGATTGAAAAGAGAACAAAGTTAGAGGCAGAGTTCAATCAGCTAGACCCTGTATTCAGAGAGCAAAAGCAAATTGAAATAGACGAAATAAATACAAGGCTAAGGGAATTGACTGCTACAGATAAACCTTTTAGCGTTGAGACAGAATTAAAACCTAAAACAACAGAATATGCCACTACAGAAGCCACAAGGCAAGTCAAAGAAGGCACAGCAGAAGGCGGTGTCAGCGAATATCAGGGAACTGGTGAAGGCGAACAAGTCCAAGCCGGCAAACAAGCAGAGGCCCCTAAAACAGATATTGGCGATAGCACTATCCCAGTCTCGGAAGAAGTAACACCAGAAGCTCCAAAAGTATCACTATCAGATAGGATTAGAACATTAAAGTTTGATGAATCTGTTCTCACTGGTGGAGATAAAGGAGCTATGCAGTCTAACATAGTAGGTCTTCCAATAGGGGTATATAATGCGTCAATAGAGGCTATAGCACTTAGTGTAGAGGCCGGAGAGGCATTAGCATCTGCTGTTCAGAAACAGATTAAAGCCTTAAAAGAAGGTGGATACAATGTCGATGAAAAAGCTTTTAAGAAAAGAATGATTCCAGAGGGTGAGGTAATGTCTAAGTCTGAAAAGTCAAGACGCGAGGCAGAACTTGGAATGGAAGGAATAGGTGCAAATGACTATGTTGAATTACAGAGACAAGCACAAGAGATGTTTGCAAAAAGTGATTCACAGTCTAAGGTTATAGAGCTGAGGGATAAGATAAAGAGTCTTGAGAAGTCGAAGAAATCATTATCCGCAGAAGATGCGGCTAAAGTGCAGAAAGATATAGATGCATTAAACAATCAGATTGAAGAAGTAAGGTCTTCTATTACCAAAGAATTAGTTGGTAAGTTGAGGGAAGTGCAAGAGGCTAAAGGCGACACAAAGGATATACCAGACATCGTATTTGAGCAAATAGCAAAAGATGCATCTGAGCCAGGGTTTAAACCTACTTTAAAAGAGCCTCCTATAAAGACTGCATCTATAGTTAAGAGTGAATACTCATTAGAACAGATACTTACCAATCCAAAGGAAGTATTTAAGGCTATGTATACTGCTGCTACAACACAAGCTAAGTCTACAGCCGAAAGACTGAAGATGACTGCTGAGGCTGTGTCTAATGCCATATTCAATGAGAAGGGAGAAAGAGTAAATCCTAAAGCTATTGTAAGAGCAATACAGAAGTTTGTAACATCTAAGATGGATACAGATACAGCTGCAATAGAGTTCGCTGCAAACATCAATGAGATTAAAAGACTTTCTGTTAATGCTAGAAAGTATGGCGAGATAAGAGGACAGATTAGAGATATTAAATCAGCATCAAAGAATAAGGCATTTGGCACAATAGCTACTAGGCAAACAACAGCAGATGTTGACTTTATTGCTCCGTCTAAGGTAAGAGATTACGATGTGGATGCAACGGGAAAGATGGTTGAGGTAGATACTGATAGCGCAATAAATGAATATGCTTCACTGCTTGAAGACTACAGGAAATCTATTAGCGGTGAAATACCAAATGCTGATAAGGCTAGGCTAAAACTTATAGATTTTGTTAACGACAAAAGAGATAAGTATGAAGCAATGCAGGTTCAGAAAAGGGAAGCAAAAAGAGCTGCTTACGAAGCAAAGTATGACAAACTGCTTAGTGAAGGAAAGGTTGGTCGTGATGAAAATGGCAATCCATTAGTATCCAAAGAGGAATATGTAGAAGGATTAATAGACCCTAAAAAGGAAGTATCTGACGAAGCGAATGATTTGATTTTAGAGGATGATACAGATGCAGAGGTAATGAGGGATATGACGGATGTACGTCAGGAAATGTTGAAGGAAGCTATTGATAACAATGAAATAGATGCAGATATTATAGATGATGCTAGATTGATTTCTGGAATTGATGCAAAGAAGATATCCAATAAGAACATACAGCTATTCAATAACATCATAGAGGATATTGTAAATGGAGAAGCTCCATCAAGGATGGGAGAGATAGTGTCTGATATAGAGGCATACAATAATAAAGTAGAACTTATAGAAGGTAAGACGAACATTAGGGATATGGCTAAGTACCAAAAGGCTGGTCTATTCACTAATATTGCCAGAGCTATGGGTATAGAACGTGGCGTTGGGGCGTATGCGGATTTGGGATTATCTAATCTATTTAAGCTTGTTACATCTAATCCTACAGGTGCAGCTAATGTTCGCAAGGTAATATGGGCTCCATTTGAATCTCAGAACCTTAGGGTAAATAACATGGCAAAAGATTTTGCACAAACACTATCAGATGTATTCACTAGGAATAGTGTTGAAGCTGTTGTTAACGGGGTTTCAACTAATATAAAATTTAAGTCTCCAACTCTAACATCTGTAAATAGCTACCGTATAGGTATAGCTAGTACACTTGCTCAGTTTGAAGACTTGGTTAGACAGATACAGACAATAGCAGACGCTACTAAAACACTGTCTGAAAAGTCTTACCAAAACGGCAACAGAGTAAAAGACTATCTTGACAATACATTAACGGCATTACAAGAACTCGGTGCAATTAAAGGATTTACTGCTGATGAGAATGGTGTTATAACGGACATAGAAGTAAATGATGCCATTACTATGGCTCAGATAAATTCTAGACTAAACGATAGGGAGACATACGCAATATCAATGATGAAGTCTAAGTTTAGCGATATGGCTCCAGACCTTGACAACACAATGAGGCAGTACTTTGGTACAGCTATCGATATGAGTAACGAAAACTACCTACCACTTACTCCAAGGTTATTCGGAGAGGCTCCCGAAGTTTTGGTAGAGGGAGTTATTGACAATAAGATACCATCACACATAAGCGTAATGAGATCGTCTACTACAAGAGCTAGGCAGAATAACCTATCTAATGTAGTAAATAAGAACGGACAAGAAACGTTATTGTATTACGACTTTGATGTATTTAGCACTATTCCAAGAAGGTATCATGAGTCTCTTAATACGGCTTATACTACAGCTCCAGTTGCTGCACTTAGAAAGACAATAAACAGCAAAGACTTTATTGAGTTTATATCTGGAAAGTATAACCAAAAAGAGACAGAGTTCATTGACAATAAGGTGTATTTCAGAAGGCAGATATCAGACGTTGTTAACATGGAGCGGCAACCGTTTGTGTTGACAAAAGAGATGGAGAGACAAAGGAATAGAATATCTAAGTTCTTCATGGGTAGGATGCTGAACTCAATAGATGCAACTGTAAAACAGTATGCACCGTCTATACCATTGATGCTTATGCATGGAGGAGTAGAGCCTCTTGCAATATCATATAGCATATTGGCTGGAAAGAGATTAGTAGAACCTAAGATGGCAGGACTTCTAAAAGAGTTCTATAGTCAAACGTCTAAGGCAAACAGGATTACAGCAGGAATAGAAGCACTTCAACAAAGGGCAAAAAGCATAAGCAATAATAAGTGGGCTAGAAAAAGTCTTAACGCAATAGATATTATTGAGGGGGTTGCTGGTATCCCTCTTGACTTAGGAGACCAGGCTACTACAAGCCAAGCTCTCATGGTTGGATACATAAAAGGTTTGAAGATTTCTGGTAAAATAAAGAACTACTCAGAATTTAATCTTGAGACGGAATTAAGAAATGGATTAGACCCAACAGCCTTATCCCACGCAGAACAGTTCCTTTCGTTCATAAACAATGAATCTACATCTGCTAAAAAGGGTAAGGTTTTCAGAGAGGATAATGCATTGTACATGAGGATGCTACAGTCGTTCTCACATAACCAAAACGTTAATGCTTTAATTGATTTAGGAATCTTACAAGATTATGCTTCCGGTAAGACATCTTCAGATGATGCAAAACAAGCTGCATTAGGTCTTGGAATGTACATATCTAATATAGCTACATACGGAACAGCTTTATATGGTCTTGGATTCACGAACTATAAGATAGCAAAATTAGCACTTGATAAAATGGGTGTTAAGTTGCATAAGAATGAAGAAGAACAGGAAAAGAACTTTAAAAGAGATGCCACTAGAATAACTATCGGAAACTCTGTTGAAGCGATAACTGGGCGTTCTCCATTGCCTGTAGCAATGATGTTTAAATATGGTGCAGGAATGGGGTATGATTCATATAAGAAAATGGTTTCTGAACAGCAAAAAGTTATGGGAGAGGATATAGGTGGTACTATATATGACGATAACTTTGAGCCAGTACTTATGAATCAATATGGAGGTATGGCTGGTTCATTTATGCAGGACATAGAGACTATGTATGGTATGGGCAAGGATGTAAGAGATATGTATAGTGGACTAATTCCGGATCAGAAAAATGCTATGTACAATGCTGAGATGGTAAAGAGAATGGCTCTTGTACTTCCATTCAAAAGCGTTTCTAAGCTGTCATCAAATATACAAAAGGTTATAAAGGACCATAAAATAAATCAGATAGACGTAGACGCAGATATGTACATAATGTCCACGATGGCTACTTTAGATAGGTCTAAAGCTGATATTTTTTATGGAAAAGAGAATATAGATGAAGCTATAGCATATGTTAATTATAAGTCAAAGACAGATAAGGACTTCATAAACTACTTCTCTACTACGGTAAAGAATCATGTAAATAATGTAGTAAAACAGAACTACATAAATAGTTCCGCCTCTTCAATGTTTGGTACAGAAACAGCTAAAATACTTAAGAATATATCTACCAAAGGAGGTAATGATATAATCAAGATAATGAATAATAGGTACATAAACAAGAATATCAGCAATAGTGATGAGGTTAAGTTTATGATAATGAACGGAGTTATATCCCCTACCGAATATGCTGTAGCCATAGCTTATGATGCCAAGGGTGAACTTAGGGCTGATGCATCTGATGAGCAAATCACCTCAGAAGTGATGAAAAGACAGGTAGACGCAGAAATGCTTAGCAGGTTCTCGAAGTGGGGTAAGGGTGAGGCATATCCGAAGATTGACGGCAAGAACATCTTCCAGATATATCAACAGTTTTCGTCCTCAAGATATCAAGAAAGAGAGAGGAAGAAATAGGTTGTTTTTGGGTATATTTGTAGAAATATTTTAATATGCCTTTTTTAACAGCATTTACAGTTACCCAAGGCGCAGACTGCTCATCATTCACTATTAATGATACATCAGACTATACTGTAGAAGGGACAGGCACTTTTACAAGTAGGAAGCTGTCAATTCAAAAGTCTGACGGGTCTTTCCTAAAAATAGGAGCAACGACCTACAATCAGTATGTATGGCCATTTGCAGCAGGTAATAGCATATCTTTTAGTGGAGTGGATGAGTACAATAAGCCTTATATTGACCAGGATTACTCATTTTTGATTACAATTACACACACACCCACAACTGCACAGACAGGAAGCGTATATACTAAGGCATCTGCAGTTCCACTTGTTTGTTACACACTAAGCGGATTCTACACATTTGCTCATAACATGGCTATAAATAACTCTCTAGAAAAGAATTACAAGTATGTAAAGGATGTGATGAGGCTTTATATCGAGCAGGAATCCGCCAAGAAGGCGGCTATAGATGGGGATTTTCAGTCTTCTCAGTCTTGTTTAGATAGGGCAAAGTATATAGTAGATAACTTAACATTAGGATACTAAGATGGGATATTCTTTACCACAAATATCTGAGATACTTCTCAAGGCAGACAAGACCATGTACAGACTTGGCACTATTGCTTATGAGAATATGTTCTCTGAGGATAACGAAGATGTTGACTTTGAAAGAGATATAATTTATGTATATAAGAAGGCTGTAGAATATGCAGACGACTTTCATGTAGGTACAACAAAACTAGACCAAGTAGTAGAGAGATTAGCTAATAAACTAGTTATATACAACTATGGAACACTATCTCCAATATATGCAGATGTATATAGTCAGATAAATCAAGGAATTAGTGGTGTATACGTACTTAAAACTACTGCGCTAAACCTAGGTACTGGCTTGACAGGGAGTACAGACTTTAGTCAATCTCAGGTAGACATAGACTTAGACTATGTATACTTAAATAGTGTCTACGTTGTAGATGGCAGGACGCTAACAATAAACGGCGTTACATACGATCTGTCAGCCAATAGGACGTGGAATGTTGGTACAGTTACCGGAACGGGAACTACTAACTATGTGTCAAAGTGGGGAAGCTCTTCCTCTTTGGCAAACAGTCTGCTATACGACAATGGGACTAGTGTTATGATTAACACAACTACCCCAAACACATCATTTGTTGCACAACTTATTAATGCATCCGTTACTAACTCTAACATTGAGATTAGGAGCGCAGGGCAACAGTCAGCCTTACACCTTTCTTTAGGCACTACAGACACGGACATTAGGCCTAGGGTTGAGTTGTTCAATAGCGGTAATTTTGGTATTGTAATGTTCAAGCCGGGAGTTGTAAACTCCAATTACTTGATGTACTACGATGCTGAGTCTGTCTCAAATAGGTCTTTGTCATTCCAGACAGAAGGTCAAAACAGGCTTATTCTAAACCAAACAGGAAGCATTAGGGCGCCTAGGTATGGTGGCGGACTGGTTACAGGATCACCTACATATAGGATTGCCACAGACGCTTCTGGTAACTTTATAGAGGTTACTGATGCTGGTGGTTCGGTTACATCTGTTGACATGACCGTTCCAACAGGACTTACGATTTCTGGAAATCCTATTGTAACATCCGGAACGCTAGCATTGGGATTGGCTGCTGGGTACTTTATTCCAACAACATCCTCTCAAGCAAACTGGGATGCGGCATATAATGACAAGATTAACAGCGCAAACGTTACGGGAACTACTACAAAGACGCTGACATTAATTCAACAAGATGGTGGTACAATAACCGCATCTTGGAGTGATTACGACACAGCTCCTGTAACCTCTGTTTTTGGCAGGACTGGCGCTGTTGTTGCTGCTGAAGGAGACTACAACCTTAATCAGCTAGGAGACGTAATAATTTCTTCTCCTACAAATGGACAGGTTCTTAAATATAATGGCGCTGAATGGGTGAATAACACCGACACAGACACTGGATTGACTTCGGTAGGTCTTACCATGCCATCAGCATTTAATGTAGCTAATTCGCCACTAACGAGCAATGGGACGATTGCTGTTACGGGCGCGGGAACGTCTGCACAATATGTAAGGGGTGATGGTCAGCTTGCCAACTTCCCAACAAGTGGAGGTGGTGGTTCTTCTGTTAATTACTACCTAAACGGAAGTGTTAACCAAGGCACTTTTGGTGGAGACGTTTACTATGAAATGAGTAAAACTCCAATCATTGGTGCAGGTACTAATTTTACAAGAACATCAGCACAAGGAAATGGGTATATTGCATCATTTATAACAGATGCAGGAGACCCCGGATTACTGAATATCCCCGGTGGTAATTGGAACTTAGAGTTCTATTTTAATGCAAGTAGTGGTGGGGGTAATCCATTATTTTATGGTGAGATTTATAAAGTAAGTTCATCAAATGTATTTACTCTTGTAGCGAGTGGTTCTACCAACCCCGAAGGGATTACACAAGGGACTGTTGTTGACCAATATTTTACATCCATCCCCGTTCCGCAAACAACATTGGTTGCTACCGATAGGATAGCGATTAGGATTTATGTATTGCCTGATGGAAGGAATATAACTTTACACACCGAGAATAGTAATCTTTGTGAGGTATTAACCACCTTCTCAACGGGACTTAATGCACTCAATGGACTAACTGCCCAAGTTCAATACTTTGCAACGGGCACAACCGGAATGGACTTTAACATAAGTTCCGTAAGTGACACGCATACCTTTAACATACCAGACGCATCAGCAACTGCTAGGGGACTAATAACTACTGGAACTCAAACAATTGCAGGAGCAAAGACTTTCTCAATCTCTCCAATAGTTCCGTCACTCTACCTAACGAATATGACTGCTGGTAGCGGTGCACTATACTATGGACTTGCAGCAAACAGGCTGACACTTGCCAACTATAATGTTGGTGGTTCTATTGTTTTTGAGGTTAATGGTGGGCAGTATGCCATGGAAATTAAGTCTGACTTGGGTATAAGGTTTGACGGGTACACTACAAATGGATTCTTGAAGACATCTGGTTCTAACGGAACGCTGATTGTTGACACGACATCTTACGTTCCAACAACAAGGCAATTAACCATTAATGGAACTGCTTATGACTTAAGCGCTGACAGGAGTTGGAGTGTAGGAACTGTGACAAGCGTTGCAGCTCTTACGCTAGGAACAACCGGAACAGACTTGAGTTCAACAGTAGCTACAGGAACAACAACTCCTGTAATTACGCTTAATGTACCTACTGCTAGCGCAACAAATAGAGGTGTACTAAGCAGTGCTGATTGGACTTCGTTCAATAACAAGCAGAACGCTTTAACCAATCCCGTAACAGGAACTGGAACAGCAGGACAGGTTGCTTTCTTTAGCGGAACGTCCGCAATAACCGGAGAAAATAATCTTTTTTGGAACGCATTATACAACAGGCTTGGTGTAAATACAAATAATCCATACCTTCCTGTTGACATTGTTGCTGATGAATTAGGCTACAATCTGTCATTAAGGGGAGAGCCGTCAAATGCTGTTGCCCATATAAGGTTTTATAGCAATGACGGAATTACTCCATACTCTCACATAAAGTCTACTGACACGGAGTTCCTTTTAGGAAGCATTGCAACAAATGATGTAATATTCGTTTCTAGTGGAGTAGAGGGTATTAGGATTACAAATACGCAGCAGGTTAAGCTATCCAATATTCCACAGGCCGTTACTGACACAAATAGGTTCTTGGTTTCTGACTTAGGCTATATTAAGTACAGGACTGGAGCAGAAATACTTTCTGACATAGGTGCACAAGGATTGCTGACGCTGACCACTACGGGTTCAAGCGGTGCAAGTACACTTATTTCTAACACATTAAATATACCTACATACACATTAAGCGGATTAGGCGGTGTACCAACAACAAGGACACTAACCATCAATGGCACTGCGTATGATTTGAGTGCAGACAGAACCTGGAATGTAGGTACAGTTACAAGCGCTACTGCCACAACCGGGGGTCAAGTAGCGTTTTTCAATGGTGCAACAGTCATCACAAGCGTAAGCGGATTATATTTTGATGGCATTAATAGGTTGGGCATTGGAACAATTAGCCCATTATACAACTTAGATGTAACAGGAACTGCGAGGATGACTGGCAACTTAACCGCTGCATCATTGATAAAAAGCGGAGGTACAAGTTCTCAATACTTAATGGCAGATGGTAGCACCTCAACACTCACCAACCCTGTCACTGGTACAGGTACAACGAACTACTTGCCTAAGTGGACAAGTGGTAGTGCGTTGGGGAATAGTTTGGTTTATGATAATGGTACAAGTGTAGGAATTAATAATACATCTCCGCAATCATTTGATTCTGGTGGAATTAAAGCATTAGATGGAAAAGGCAATACTGGTTTTGCATTTATTGCACAAGGAGCAAGTACGCAATTTAGACTTGCTGCTGATGATTCTGTTGGAGGAGTATTAAATGTTATTGGTGCATATCCATTAGTATTTTTTACTAACGCTACCGAAAGAATGCGTCTAACCTCCACAGGATTAGGCATCGGCACGACATCGCCCGGGTATAAGTTGGATGTTGTGGGAATAATTGCTACATCAGGAACAGGATTAAATGCAAGTGTTAGGATTACCAATACAACTGCAACAACTGGTGTTGACTGGAACTTGTATAGTTTAAACAACGGAAATTTTGGGCTCTATAATAATACTGCTGGTGCTTATGCTTATCAAATAACCCCCTCCGGCAACCTCGGTCTCGGAGTAGTGCCGAGTGCGTGGGGGAGTGCATATAGGGCATTTCAAATTGGCAATAGCGGATTTATGTCAAATGACTCAAATTTATGGATGTATGCCAATGGATATTTTGATGGAACAAATAATAGGTATTTTCAAACTGGTTTAGCAAGTAGGTATTATCAATATGCTGGTACGCATTATTGGGAGAACGCCCCATCCGGCACAGCAGGAAACGCAATAACATTCACCCAAGCGATGACGCTGACAGCAGCAGGCAGACTGCTTTTGGGAACGACTACGGAGGGAACGTATTTGTTGGATGTGAATGGAAGTGGCAGGTTTACGGGAAATATTATTTCAGATGGTGGTACTATTGCTGCTTTAAATGGTGGTGGGATAGAAGTTTATAATAGTGGTAACTCAAACTTTTTTGATTTAAAAAGCACAGGTGGAAATTTTGCATTAAGAACAAATGTTGGAGTTGGTGCAGTTAATGCTCTCACAATCGCCTCCACCGGTGCTGCCACGTTTAGTAGTAGTGTGACGGCGGGGGGAGATATATTTTTAAATTATGATTATGCAATAAGATTTAAAAATTCAACTGGTACTTATAGGCAAATTCTTGCTTATGCAGATGATACATATTTGGATGCTCGTGATGGTGGAATTATATTGCGTACCGGGACAAGCGGAAATGCAAGTGAAAAAATGCGTATCACCTCCGGTGGCAACCTATTAGTAGGAACCACCACCGATTCGGGGGAGAGGTTGCAGGTTTCGGGAAGTGCGAAGGTGACAAGTACATTAACGGCACAATCAAATATTGATTTAAGTGGTGATATTCGGTATCAATCAAATGTTGGATATGGTATTAAGTCAGCTAATGGAAGTAGATTGGTAGAGATATATAATGGATTGTTTGCGGTAAGCGGTGTAGGTACTTTTAGTAGTAGCGATTTAAATAACATATTTGTTTCAAACCCTGACACAACTGGTGCAACAACTGGTTCGGGAATTGGATTTAAGGCATACAATGGAACATCGGTTTCTCAATCCGCTGGTATTATTTTAACATCCAATACATGGAGTTATGGTACATATTCAGCAAATCAATTAAGCGTTGGTTCAGATGGTAGTGGTGGTATTGCTTTAAGGACTGCCAATTCAGCACCTATTAGTTTCTTTACTGGTGGCACTACGGCAGGTCTTTCAACACAAAAAATGACTCTTAACTCCTCCGGCAACCTCGGTCTTGGAGTAACCCCAAGTTCGTGGAGTGCAGGTTCAGCATATGAATTAGTATCAGCAGGAAATGCAATGTGGGCATTAAGCAATGAAAATAATGTTACACAAAATGCAGTTTTCAATGCAGGTTGGAAATATGGTTCAAATGGTTTAGCAACTCGTTATCAGCAACAAACTGGATTGCATATGTGGTGGATTGCCCCATCCGGCACCGCAGGGTCAGCAATAACATTCACTCAAGCGATGACGCTGACCGCAAATGGCAGATTGCTTTTGGGAACGACTACGGAGGGAACATATTTGTTGGATGTGAATGGTACGGGGAGATTTAGTGGGGATGTACGAACAACAGGGGGTAATGTAAAAGTATTTAATTCAAATGTTCAAGTAGAATTTTTTGACACAGCAAATAGTAATTACCAATATTCTTTACAAAACTACTCAAGTCAGTTTAGGTTATATAATAATAATACAAGTACAACAGTATTGAACTTCGCCTCCACCGGTGCTGCCACGTTTAGTAGTAGTGTGACGGCAACGAGTACATTATCAGCAAGAACGGGTTTCACAAGTGCAGGAACGGCAGCAACACCATATTTTGATGAAGCAATAATTATAGGACAATCTGCAAATCAATGCAAAATTCAATATGGAAATTCATTTACTAACAATAACGGAACTTGGTTAAAGTTTGTAGTTAATAGTAACACAGCAGCAAATACACCTGTTGATGTGATGACATTGAAATATGACGGCAACGTAGGGATAGGTACTACAAGTCCTTCATCTTTATTAACTGTTGCAGGAACAACTGACCTTGCTTGGTCAGCTTCTACTTCTAAGTTACAAATATTAAGAAGTGGTTCACAAGCAAGAATAAATAATTATGAAAATGGTAGTGGTTCAAGCGTTGCAATTGGATGGGATGGTGGCAACCTATTAGTAGGAACCACCACCGATTCGGGGGATAGGATTAATCTAAACGGAAGTATAAGAATACCATCTGGGTATTTTTTTAGATATGATGGAGATGTTGGATTGATAGGTTCTGGTTCATCAATTAGTGGAGGTACTGTTTCTCAACTTGGTATTAGAGCAGCTAACGATATTTTATTTGCAACAAATGGTGTAAACGAAAGAGTTCGTATCAAATCTAACGGTTCAGTTCGTTATATCCCTATGGCAACACCCGCATCAGCAGAAGCAGGGGATGTCTACTACGATTCAACATCAAACAAATTAAGATGTTATAATGGAACATCTTGGAATGATTTATTTTAATATATAAAACAAATAAAAATGGCGAAACAAATCTCACCCGTTAATGTATGGGTAAATGGCGAAAGCAAGGAAGCGAAATATCTTCAAGTAACTGGCATCAATGACAACTACGAATCTTCAGCTACTAACTATTGGCAAATGTTCACAATGAACGTAGATGCCGAAGGGGTGGAATCACAAGGAGAGCAAGTTGCACAAGGAAACCTTACAATCAGCGGTCAAGACTATATTGATTGGGGAAATCAACCCGCAATGGCGATTAATGATTGGATTTATAATTGGGTGGCGGGAAAGCTGAACCTGACAATTGTCTAATCTAGCTAAACGGATTATAGCCCTGCCATAAGGTGGGGTTATACTTGTTATGAAGAACCACACTAAGATCTACATGGACTATTTCGGATACGTCATGGATGACTTCATACCATGTGAGGTGTGTGGGAATAGGGCCGTAGATGTGCACCACATTAAGGCCAGGGGCATGGGTGGTAGTAAGGCTATGGACACTATAGACAATCTTATGGCAGTCTGTAGGGAGTGCCACGTTGCTTATGGAGACAAGAAGGATAGCCTAGAGATGCTAGTCCAATTACACAGTCGTCACATAGGCCTGTTGGATCATAAATAATATTTGCCACATTGAAAGTTTGGCACTAAATTTGTGTATATAAAACCAAAAAGCCATGGCAAAAATCAGCAAAAGCTACCAAGAGTTGCTACAACTCGTAAACGCAATTAACATTCTTAGCGGAAATAAAGAGCATGCGTCTTCTAACATGAAGGGCATTAAAAAGCTCCAAAAGATCGGAGAGAAGCTTAAGGGGCATCTTGACGCATACAATGAGAAGCTTGAAGACATTAGACTAGACAATGCCCACACAGAGGCAAATGGATGCCTTATTATTGACGAGAAGGGCGGATATAAGTTCTCTAAAGAAGGACTGAAGAAGATGAACAAGGACCTCAGGGCACTTCTTGATGAAACCTTTGAATTCTACCAGTTCACATTCTCAAACGAAGGCATCGAGGCTTACGGATTCCTTGAAGGATGGGTAGAGGGACTTACATTCCCAGAAGTTAAGCAAGAAGATGACTTTGAGGAAATCGAAGAGATTCCTGTAGTTAGTTTATAATACTTTCATGTGTGTTGATTCGGGGAGGTCATTCTTGGCTTCCCCTTTTTTATGCAATTATTCACCACTAACTCGGATTTTATCCGAATATGACGGCATTTTCAGACATTTTGATTGTCCGCAATAGGGTGGTATCTTTGTGAAATGAAGAATTTAGTCTACGGAGTTACCGTGTTATTTCTGCTGATCCTTCTATATCGTGCTGAGTGCGGAAGGCCCGTCGTCGTCCCCAATGTTAATAAAGTCGTTATAGATGGGAAGAAGTATGAAGTCATCAAAAAGGTAACTGACACACAGTATGTAAAGTATACAGAGAAGGGGAAGAGCGATACGGTTGTACATGACACCACTATTTACGTAAAGATACCAACACTTGACTCATTACAGCTAGATAGTTTGGCTAAACTTTACTA